GGAACCTGTCTGCTCAAGTCGGCCTGATTCTGGACAGGCTCTGGACGGATGAAAATCTATGGCAGCCCTTCAAAACGACGTGAAGGCCTTTATCGTTCAGGCCTTGGCGTGCTTCGACACGCCGTCACAGGTTGTTGAAGCCGTCCAAAAGGAATACGGGATAACGGTGACTCGCCAACAGGTAGAGACGCACGATCCCACAAAGACATCAGGAAAAGGCCTGGCCAAGCGCTGGGTGACGATGTTTGAAGATGCCCGCAAGCGCTTCCGCGAAGAAACCGCCGAGATCCCGATTGCGAACCGTGCGTTCCGGTTGCGCGCCATGAACCGGTTTGTCGAGCGGGCCGAGTCGCTGAAGAACATTGGCCTAGCCATGCAGATCCTCGAGCAGGCCGCGAAGGAAACCGGTGACGTGTATGTCAATCGGCGCATAGAGCCTGACAAGACGCTTGATGAAGAGATCAAGGTCCTTGAGATCGAGAAGCGCAAAGCCGAACTCAAGCTGATAGAGAAGGGTGGCGGCAACTCCAACGCCCAGCTTCTGGCTGATCTGATTGCGAGGCTGCCTTCATGATTGCCAATACCGGCAACCTTTTGCTTGATCGTCAGCTGGCGCGCTGGTATCCGCTCAAGGATCATCCGGTGCAGCTCGCACTGGTTGCTGCTGTCGCGGAGGGCATTCGTTTCCCGTTGGTGCCTGCCGGTCGCCGGAGCGGTAAGACCGAGCGGTTCAAGCGCTTCCTAGTGAAGCAGGCATCCGCCTACACCGGCATGTACTTCGCCGCAGCGCCGACGCACGCTCAGGCCAAGAAGATTTTCTGGGATGACCTCAAGGCTTTCACGCTGAGCTGCATGCACAGTCGCCGGCCTTCTGAGTCTGACCTGATCATCTACCTGGACAACGGTAGCGAGATCCACGTCATCGGGTTGGATAAGCCGCAACGTATCGAGGGCATCCCTTGGACTGGCGGCGGTATCGACGAATTCGCCGACATCAAACCGGATGCCTGGGAGGCCAACATTCTCCCAGCGTTGAACACCGTCAACCCAACCATGCCGGATTACCGAGCCTGGTGCTGGCTGCTCGGTGTTCCGGACGGTCTGAACCACTATTACGACCTGTGCATGCAGGCTGAGTCGGGCAGTGATCCGAACTTCCAGGTGTTCCATTGGAAGTCGGCCGAGATCCTGCCGCCCGATGTGATGGACGCGATGAAGCGGGCCATGTCGGCCAAGCAGTTCAAGCAAGAATTTGAAGCCTCGTTCGAAACAGCGTCTGGCCGGATCTACGAGGACTACAGCAAAGCGAACGTCACGAATGCCGCCATTGAGCCGCATGAGCAACTGATGTGGATGCACGACCAGAACTTCACACCTCTGTCATCCGCGATCGGTGTCCGGCGCAACGAAGGCAAAGACCTTTATCTGCTGGATGAGATCGTGCTGATCAGCGCGGTATCGAAGCAGTCGGCTGCTGAGTTCGTGGACAAGTTCAAGGACCACAAGAACAAGCACGTCCTGATCTACGGGGACCCTGCGGGCAAGGCTGGCGAAAAGCACGGCCACGCCTCTGACTACACCGAAATTGAAGGCGTGCTGAAGGCCAATGGCTGGACCTACACACGCAAGGTCAAGCCGGCACACCCGTCCATCAAGGATCGGCAGAACGCCGTTCGGGCAAAGATCCTGACCGCGTCAGGCGAAACCAGCCTGTTCATCAACCCTGTTACAGCGCCCTGGTGCCACAAGGGATTGAGCACGGTTCAGCTTCAGGCCGGGTCAACGTTTCAGGAAGACCAGAAGAACGACTACCAGCACATCACCACGGCGATAGGCTATTGCATCGACGTTGAGTGGCCGTGCATCAAACGCACAGGCGGAACACGCCGAATTGGAGGCTTGGCCTGATGCCAGTGCAATCGACAAACCCGGACTACGACGCGCACATCGCCGAGTGGGAGATGATGGATGACGCGCTCGAGGGTGAGTGCGCCGTCAAGCGCAATGAGCGCAACCTGCCCAAGCCGAGCGGCATGGTTGAGGCTGAAAAGCTCGACGCCGCCGGTAACAAGTACCTTTACGCGAACTACACGGCCCGCGCTCAGTACGAACACTGGGTGCGCGACTCTCTGCGCTCGATGATGGGGTTGGTGTCTCGGTTGATCCCGGAGATCGAACTGCCCGCAGGTTTGAAAGGGTTGGAGGACAACGCTACGGCGGACGGCTTCGGTCTGAAGCAGCTTTTCTTCCGCATGGTGCGCCAGGCCATCTCGCACGGTCGGGTGCCGCTGGTGGTGAACATCGATGGGCGCGGCGAGCCGTATTTCTCGACGTATGCCACGCGCAACGCCATCAACTGGGACACCGCAGATCAGGGCGGCCGGCAGGATCTGGTCCTTTCGGTGTTCCGCGAGTTTCGCAAGAAGGGCGGCGATCGCTACAGCCACGACTGCGACACAGTTTTCCGTGAGTTCTTCATGAAGGACAGTGTCTGCCACACCGCGGTGCGTAATGAGGGCGGCGAGCTCGTCGAGGGCGAGAAGCCCTTGGGCACCACCGGCACGGACAACCGGCTGGTCAAAGGTTTGCCGTACCTCCCGGTGATCTACTGCGGCTCGACCGACAACTCGCCGGACGTCGACGAGGTGCCGCTACTGACCATGGCACGGGCCGCGTTGAAGTCGTATCAGCTGAGTGCTGACTACTTCACTGCGCTGCACCAAACCAGCCATCCGCAGCCGTGGGTGTCCGGTCTCGATGACTCCGCAGAGCTCAGCGTGACGGGGCCGTCGGCGGCATGGGATCTTGGCCCCAACGGACGGTGCGGCTATCTGGAATTCCAGGGTGCCGGCGTCGAGGCTGTTCGCAAGGCCATGGATGCCCAGAAGAACGCCGCGCTTGAGGCTGGCGCCAAGGTAATGGACGTGGGCGGCACTGAATCGGGCGAGGCGCGCAAGACACGCCAGAACGATCAGCACGCCACGCTGCACAGCATTGTCGTTACGGTGGCAGAGGCGGTGGAGCAGGGCCTGCGGTATGCAGCTGAGTGGAAGGGCTACGACCCCAAGCAGGTGAAGTTCAAGGTAAATCCTGAGTTCGTGACCCCGGTGGTCGATGCCCAAGTGCTCGCCGAGCTGCTGAAAGGTGTGATGGCTGGCACGATCAGCGCCGACACTTACTGGCAGTACCTCACCACTGGCAAGCTACCGGACCGCCCATATGAAGACGAAGCCGACCTGATCAGCGATGAGCGCGAGTCGGCCGGCATCAACCTGGACAAAGAAGATGCCAACGACAAGCCAGGCGCAGATGGACAGCCAACTGCTGGAGCAGACGACCCGTCACTCGGTAATGCTGGAGCGGCTTAAGGCTGGCGAGGTCAAAAAGTTCGAGAAGTACCTGCGCCAGATCGACAAGCTGGTGCGCGAGCAGTTGACGCGAAAGGAGCTGACCACCTACAGCCGGGATCGCCTTGAGCAGTTTTTGGCCCGGGTGGACGGCAAGCTGCTGGACATCTACAAGGCCTATGGCGACATGGTGCAGGCCGATCTGGTCGATATCGCGCTGTACGAGTCGACCTTCGAGGCAAAAAGCCTGAGCAACGCGCTGTCAATTGGCGCGGTCGTCCCGACCAACGCCGCGATCCGAGCGGCGGTGTTCTCCTATCCGCTGCAGGTGAAGGGCATCGACGGCGGCAAGCTGCTGAAGAGCTTTGTCAGTGGCTGGACGCGGACTGAGACAATGCGGGTCACGAACACTATCCGGCTTGGCTTCGGCCAAGGCCAGACCAACGCTCAGATCATCCAGGCTATCCGCGGCACCGCGGCGCAGAACTTCACGGACGGTGTCTTGGCGGTGAGTAACCGCAACGCCGCCTCTGTGGTGCAGACTGCGATCCAACATGTGGCCACCACGGCCCGGATGGAAACGCTGAAGGCCAACAGCGATGTGGTGCTGGGCTATCGTTGGGTGTCGACGCTCGACCGCAAGACCTCGCAGCAGTGCAAAGGCCTAGACGGCATGCGCTTCGATTTGGGCAAAGGGCCTTTGCCGCCGGCGCACATCAACTGCCGGTCGACTACAGTGCCGACCACCAGGCTTTCGGAGACGTTTGCCAAGGACGCCACGCGCGCTTCGGTGGGCGACAATGGTGGAGCGCAGGTCGATGCACGCCTGAACTATTACGAGTGGCTGGCAACGCAACCAGCGAGCTTCCAGAATCATGCCCTCGGGCCGGTCCGGGGTAAGTTGTTCCGCGATGGAGGGCTGACGCCCGAGAAGTTCGGCAAGCTGCAGCTCGACAAGTCGTTCAAGCCGCTGACCCTGGCCCAACTGAAGGATGCGGAGCCTGACATGTTCACCCGGGCAGGCGTTACACTCGGCGCTCAACCAGGTTGAGATAGCGCATGCAGATCATCGTTGAGGACGGGAAGGGCAGGCCAGACGCGAATAGCTTCGTGCCGCTGGCGAAGCTGACCTTCTACCGCGAATACTACGGGTTCCGGATACCTGAAGCTCAGGCTGGCCAGGTCGAACTGCTGCTGCGCGCCGCCGCCGACATCAACGGTCGCCAGTGGAAAGGGCAAAAGGCCAATCCTGACCAGGCAATGGCTTGGCCCAGGCGTGACTGTAAGATCGAATACCAGACGCTGTCTGAGACGTTCGTGCCGTTTGAGCTTGAATGGGGGCAGGTGCGGCTGGCTGTCGAGCTGTACGCTGCCGAGCAAGGCTTCGAGATCGAAGAGCCAACGCATTGCACGGAGCCAGACGGGCGACGAACTCGGCTCAATCGCGATACACCGGGTTTTCGCATGCGCCCACCGCCGTATGCACCGAGCAGGACTCAGTTCGCGGACTACCTTAGAATGCGCGGATTATTTCTGGCTAAGGGATAGCTGATGTTCAGATTTCTGCGTTGGGTGTTTTCGCTTGTTGTGCTGATCACTATGATCGGGTTGGCCTTTTTGCTGGGACTGTCGTTTGGCCTCGGCAATAATCACGAAAAGTTCATTGCCGAAACCGTACCTGTCCTTTCCATGCTTGGCGGATGGATCTCAGGTATTGGCGCGCTAGCAGCCGTCCTCACCACTCTCTGGCTCGCAGACAAGCAGCGAAGGGAAGATGTCGAGCATGTAAAAGTCAGTGTGAATATGGCGCTAGCAGGGCACAACGATCCTTGGTTTATTTCCATCCAAGCTGTCGCAGATGGAAAACGTCCGGCCACATTGAGGGCGCTTACATTTACGTCGCCCCATGCAAAACATGCTGCCCACATCACTGGGTTTATGCCTTTCGGAGACCAGTTGCCTATACAGCTCAGCTACGGTGAGAAAGCTGATTTTCATCTCGAATACGGTACTGAGGAAATGCTAAGAAATTTTGTGAATCAACACTGCAAGGGCAACTCAGCAGGATTGAAAGCTGTGATTTCAACAAATCTCAATTCTTTCACTGCCAACGTTGATAAAAACTTTCTCAATTTGAATACCTAGTTTCTACCGACAGAACGAACCCGCCTATGGCGGGTTTTTTTATGCCCGTCAGGCGGGCCAACCAAATCCCAAGGGGATACCCATGCCATTTGAATTTGACCCGGCTGCCGCTGGCCTCACCCTCGACGCAACTCAGACCGCAGCCCTCCAGGAGGCGCTTGGCGGAAAGGTTCAGGAGTATCTGGACAAGGAAGTAAACGGGCTCAAGTCCAAGAATCAGGAATTGCTTGGTTCTAACCGTACCATCAAGACCGAACTGGACAAGCTGAAAGGTCAATTCGAAGGCCTGGATATCGACGCCGTGAAAGGCTTGCTGGCCAAGGTCGGTCAGGACGAAGAAACGAAGCTGATCGCCGAGGGCAAGCTCGACGAGGTGATCAATCGCCGTACCGAACGCCTGCGCACCGATTCCGATAAACAAATCAAAGCCGCCAATGAGCGCGCCGACAAGGCCGAAGCCTTCGCTGCCAAGTACAGCGATAAGGTGCTGGCCGACTCCATCCGCGCTGCCGCCATCAAGGCCGGCGCGCTTCCCGAGGCTGCCGAGGACATCATCCTGCGCGCCCGGGGCACTTTCAAACTCAGTGAAGACGGCGAGGCAATTGCCACCGATCGTGACGGCGAGGTCGTTTACGGGAAGGACGGGAAAACCCCGCTGTCGCCGCTCGAATGGGCGGAATCGCTGCGTGAAACAGCAACACACCTGTGGCCAAGGGCTCAGGGTGCCGGTCCGACCGGCGATCAAGGTGGCAAGGCCACGAAGAAATGGGGCGAGTACACCGAGCAGGAGCGCGCCGCGCTGGCCCGGGACAACCCCGACGCATTCAAAAAACTCCAGGCCACCAAAGGAACCTAATCCATGGCAACTACCCAACTGACCGACATCTTCGTCGGCGACTACTACGCCTCGCTGGCGCCGGTTAACAGTCCGGAAAAGACCGCTGTTTACGAGTCGGGCATCGTGACTCGTTCACCTGTGCTGGACGCGATCGCGTCCGGCAGCCAAGGCACCGCCGAGATCAGCTACTGGCAGGATCTCAACGCCGATGAAGCCCCGAACATCAGCAACGATGACCCGAACGACCAAGGCGAAGTCGGCAAGGTCGAGCAGGACAGCATGCGTGCCCGCGTCCTGTACCTCAACAAAGGCTACGGCGTAACCGATCTGACTGCGGAGCTGGCCAACACCGAGCCACAGCAGCAGATCCGTAACCGCTTCGGCACCTACTGGACTCGCCAATGGCAGCGCTACACCTTGGGTGCCGCTCGCGGCATCATCGCCTCGAACATCGCGAATAACGGCGGTGACATGGTCATCGACGCGGGCGCGACCATCAACGCGAACGCATTTCAGGACGCGGCCTTCACTGCCGGTGATGCTGCTGATCAGTTCGGCGCGATCGGCGTGCACTCGGTCGTGATGAACCAGATGGTCAAGCAAGACCTGATCGAGTACCTGCGCGACTCCGATGGCAAGATCATCCTGGCCACCTACCTGGGCAAACCCGTGTTCATGGACGACGGTCTGGTCTACGGCGCTGGCAAATACCTGTCCGTGTTCTTCGGCCAAGGCGCTTTCGGCTACGGCGAAGGTGCCCCGAAGGTGCCGGTCGAGCTGGAGCGTAAACCGGGCGGCGGCAACGGTGGCGGTGCGGAAGTGCTATGGGAGCGGAAGACCTACATCCTCCAGCCTGCTGGTTTCAGCTGGAAGGGTTCTGAAGCCCAGAACGCCAGCCCGACCGCGACCCAATACGCCGCTGCAGCCAACTGGCAGCGCGTGTTCAGCCGTAAGCAGGTTCCATTCGCCGCCGTGATCAGCGGTACCACCACGCCGTAACTCGGCCCACATAACCTGGCGCCCGTATGGCGCCGGGATGCTTTTGAGGTGACTCATGAAAGTGATCTACACGGACAAACCGGGCAAAGAGCGCGGCGTGTGCTACCGCCTGCTGAGCGAATTCTTCGGTGTCATCGGCTCCGCTACCGAAGTGGTCGTCGATGGAGATGCCCCGGATATCGTCGATGCCTACCAAGCGGCTGGCATCAAGGTATCCGACGGCAACGAACAGGATGCCCAGGAAACCGACCCTCTGAAAATGAAGGTTCCCCAGCTGAGAGAATGGCTGACCGAGAAGGGCATCAACTTCGATCCGACCGCCAAGAAAGAAGACCTGCAGGCCTTGGTGCCAGCGGAATAAGGACAAGCACATGACCGACTTCATCACCGTCGCCGATGTTGACGCTCAGCTCGGTCTTGGCTGGGCCGGCACCGGTGATCCGGTCCTTGCCGTGACCATGGCCAATGCCTGGCTCACGACCAAGATTAAGCGGGCTGTTCCAGATCCGGTACCGGCCGAGATCAAAACAGCCGGCGCCCAGGTCGCCAAAGAGGCGGCGGCGGGCAAGCTGTACACGTCCACGCAGAAAGAAGTGCAGAGCAAGACCGTATCGGCTCAGTCCGGCACTTCAGTGAGCAAGACCTACGTGGCGGGCTCTACAGATCAGTCAGCGGGCGTGAATTTTGCCCTGGCGCTGCTCGATCCTTGGATCAAGCGCTCCGGGGTAATGATGCTCAAGAGGACCTGATCATGGGCATGCGCGAAGAGATTCAGGCCGAAATGGCGGAAGCGTTCGATGATCCTGATGGCCTTGCCGACACGGTGAAGTCAGTGACAGGTGTGCGCAAGGTTGTGGGCGAGTATGACCCCGACCTGGGCGGTGCGCCCGAGGTGACCATCACCTACGGCGGTCGTGGAATATTTGGCAGCTACCTGGCCAAAGAAATCGACGGCTCCTTGATCCAGACGACCGACGAAAAGCTGCTGGTACTGCAAAACGAGCTATTCGTCGTCGTGATGGGAGAGCCAACAACAGAGACCGCCACTCCAAAAATTGGCGACATCATAGGCGGCAAGCGCGCGCTCAATGTCGCTCAGGATCCTGCAGGTGCCACTTGGACCATTCAGTTGAGGGTCTGATGTGAGTAAATACACAAGCCTCAACGGCAGTTTCGCCGAGAACATTCGCCAGTTTGCCGAGCAGGCCCAGGCCGGGCTCGACGCCACCTTCCGCGAAATCGTGATCGAGATCGGTAGCAGCGTCATCCGCATGTCACCGGTGGGCAACCCCGAGATCTGGGCCGCGAACATTGCGCATCGCGCTACCAACACCCGTGCCGCTGATCACTACGATTTCAAGGTCGCCGTGCGCAACACACTCATCAATCTCGATGAGAACAATTTCACCAAGGCCGGGAAGCTGAAGCGCGGCGTGAAGTACGCCAAGCCGCTGACAAAGACCGAGCGTGACCAGAACTTCAACGGGAATGGACTGGTTGCTGGCAAGGATTACGTCGGCGGCCGATTCCGCGGGAACTGGCAGTTCTCGATCGGGGCGCCGGCAGAAGGCGAACTTGATCAGGTCGATCCGGCCGGCGGCGTCACGCTGGCGAAGCTCAGGCTTCAGGTCGAGCAGCTGACCCTCGGGCAAACGGCGTACATCGTGAACAACCTGCCATATGCGGTGCCGCTCGAGTACGGCCATTCGAATCAGGCACCGGGCGGAATGGTGCGCATCACGCTCGCACGGTTCCAGCAGATCGTCGACGAAGCCATCAGGAACAATCAGGTATGAGCCACAACACTATTGCCTCGATCTATGAGGCCAAGTTGATCGCCTGGGCGAAGGCCTTGCCGACACCGCTCAAGGTTGTGGTGGAGAACGAGGCATACACGCCAGTGGACGGCGCTACCTACCTGAAGGCGTTCACGCTGCCGGGCGATACCACGAGCAGCACGCTTGCCGGAGACCACAAGCTGTACACCGGCGTGTTCCAGGTCAGCATCGTGACGCCGTCCGGCAAGTACCGCGGTGCCGCCGGCACGCTGGCCGACCAGATCGCCGCGCTGTTTCCGCTGTACGAGCGAATCACGAAGAATGCACTGACCGTGGTTACCATGACGCCAGTCGATCAAGGGCCAGGTATCCCAGACGACACGACCTACACTGTTCCGGTTTCGTTCGCGTACCGCGCCGACACCAACTAATTCGCCCATTGGGCAAACCCAGAACCCGCCATCGAGCGGGTTTTGTCATTTCTGAAAGAGAGGAAAACCCCATGGCCGGCATTCAAATGCCCAACGGCGCGACGTTCGAAATTGCTTCCGCCTATGGCGCTGCAATCCCATTCACCGCCCTGACCAATGCCAATCCTGCAGTGGCGACCGCTGCAGCGCACGGACTGGCCGAAGGCGACATTGTCGCTCTCAGCTCTGGCTGGACCCGTCTGGACGGCCGCGCTGTGCAAGTCGGCGAGATTACCAGCGGCACCTTTGCACTCGATGGCGTGAACACCACTAACATTCAGCAGTATCCGGCAGGTTCTGGCGTCGGTGCCGCTCGCGAGGTGACTACCTTCACCGAGATCTCGAAAATCACCGAGCTCGGTTCGAGCGGCGGCGACCAGCAGTTTCTGACATTCGGCTTCCTGGCTGACGATGACGATCGCCAGATGCCGACCACCAAGAATCCGATCACGCTCACCATCACGGTCGCCGACGATCCGTCGCAGCCCTATGTCGATGTCTGCGAGGCCGCAGACGACGACAAACAGGCCCGCGTTCTGCGCCTGAACCTGCCGGGCGGTAGCCGGATCATCTACAACGGCTACGTCTCGATCACTTCGACCCCGACCATGTCGCGCAACAACCTGATGACCCGCGTTATCAGCATCGCGCTGACCGGTCGCCCAACCCGTTACAGCGCCTCGGCGTAAGGAAGGCACATGGCAAAGTTCACACTCGCCCGGAATCCAACCTTCAACCACGTCGTCATGCTGCCAACGGTAGGTGGTGACCCGGTCAGCGTTGAGTTCGAGTTCAAATATCGCGATCGCACCGAGCTGGCCGGGCTCTACGCGGAGTGGGGCGAGCGCCACAAGGCGCTCAAGGAGAAAGCGGAAGAGGCCGGCATTGAGCAGTTCACGGCTTTGCTGATTGATCTGCAGGTCGAGCAGCTGAAGGCGATTGTCGCCGGCTGGGATATCGCCGAAGAGTTCACCGACGAAAACCTGCGCATTCTGGTCAAATCAATCGCCGCCACGCCGGGCGCGGTGCTGGCCGCTTATTCCGATGCCTTCAGCAACGCACGCCTGGGAAACTCCTAAGCGTCTCCCGCAAGCTGTACGAGCCGGGGCCATCGGCCGAATCGCTGGCGGCCTTTGGCCTTTCTCTTCGTGACATACCTGATGAGCTCTGTGAGGTCTGGCCTGATGTCTGGCAGGCCTTCAAGGTCTTCGAGGCCATGGGCACCCAGTGGCGTACAGGCGCGTGCGGCGCTACCGGACTCGATTACACGTCAATTCGCCATGTCGCAGGCTTCCTCGGGCTTACCCGGTCGGAGGTCGCCGACGTCTTCCCAGATATCCGCGTCATGGAAGCCGAAGCCCTGCGGGTGATGGCGGAACAGAGGGACAGTAAATGAGCACCACCTTCGCGTCCCTCGGCATCGAGGTGAACTCCTCGTCGGCATCCAAGGCGGCTGACGATCTCGACAAGCTGGTCGATTCGGCAGTTGATGCCGAAAAGGCGATTGATGATCTCGGCAAGTCGGGCGAGGGCCTAGCAGACACCGGCAAGAAGATCAGCCAGGCCGAGAATGAGGCTGCTCAGGGTATCGACAAGGCTACGGGCGCCAAAGAGCGCCAGGTCGATGCCAGCCGCAAAGCAGGCGCAAGTGCGGCCAGTGAAATCGCGATCATCAGCCAGCTCGACAAGGCGATGTCCGGCAACATCGGCAGCATGGAGCAACTGATCCAGGCTGAAGGCTTGCTGGAGCGAGCCAGGAAGGGCGGTCTCGTCACCATCGAGCAGCAGGAGTCCTATCAGGATCGGCTTGGCAAGGCGTATGAGCGGATCGAGAAAGCTGAAGCCAAGGAAATGGCGCAGAA